CTCGGAATCATGCCAGAACTTATAGAACAAATCCATTCCGTTAGGAGTGGAAGTCATGATAATTTTTGTCGTCTGCCCCGAAGTAATAACCGGATAGGTCGCGGTATAGAAGCTTTCCTGAATGTTCTTCTCAACGAAGGCAAACTCGTCAAGATAAACAATGTTATAAGTTTGTCCACGAACCGATCCGGAGCCGGTAGCGGACGCCTTAATCTTTGATCCATTTTCAAACTTAATGAAACGCTTATTCCACGTATCCACGCCTTGCTGCAACCAATCGGGGAGGTTTTCGAAGGCTAGCTGGATTCGTTCCATAATTTCTTGCGCCTGATCAGCCTTATGGGCCAAGAGCGCAATGTTATATTTTGAATTGAAAAGAGCATACCACAGAAGCATGGCCGCAACCGTAGTCGTCTTGCCGTGCTGACGGGGCCACTTAACAATCGTAAAGCGGTTATCCTTAACCGTTTGGATCATCGTCTTCTGGTAGTCACGGGGGACGAACTTGATCAATCCATAGTCTACGTGAATGATCTGAATGTAATTCTCAAAGAAATACAGGGGATCGTCTGCACACTTGAGATATTCCGCAATCTGTTCATTCGTATATTCAAGTTTTACACCAGCATTCTTAAGGTTTTGATTGCCAAGATAATAACGGGGCACATCATGTCTTTTGACCTTGCGCCCCGGAAGCATATGCACGCTCATTTCTTCTGTCTTTCCTCAATCATCTTTTGCAGTTCTGATGTGCTCCCGACGAAGAGATTATTTGTTATGTTTCCCGGCTTTTCCGCTTGTTCGGCAGGCTCCGGTGTCAACTCATACTTTTGTTTTGTAAGATTTAACAACTTTTGGTTCGCGTCCACCATGGACGTGATAACCTTGGCGACGGAGGCATAGGTGTTGGCATCGGCCGATTGTTGGGCAACAGAAGCCGCGTCGGCCGCGACGGTCATGCCGATTTCGATTAGGTCCCTGAGATTGGTTCTCGCGAAGTTGTAATCGTCGTTCAACTTGGACTGAATATCGGCCTTTTCCTGTTGAGCAACCTCAACATTGATGACCTTGCTTTCGGGCAACTTTCCTAGTGCTTCGTCCAAGGGAACAAGCCCCATTTTCTTCGCAATCTCATCATCTTTAGCCATAAACGCCTCTTGACAGGTTTGAAATCATGTGTATAATCGGCAATGTCCGATAAAAATCATATAGTAGTTATGACTATTTATGAAAAAGATAAGAATCCTTTTGAGTCCTCTATGAACGCTAAAGGTTTCTTAGATGGTATTAGGATATTCTAGTAGGGTTACAACATAATCATAGTTGTCAGTCTCTTGAACCTGAATAGGATCAATGGCGTTATTGGCGATGTTCGTAGGCTGTCCATTGGCTGTTAGACCGGGATAAGCCGTAATCGAAGATAGCTTCTGCCATGTGATGACGTTATCGGCTACCGTATCTCCCAAGAGATTGACACGAGCAATCTTGATTTGCTTGGCCTTGGATACAGGCCCAAAGAACCATCCCTTCATGGTGAAGTTAAGGGTCCAAATGATGGTTCGTCTATCCTTGAAGTCGCCTTCATAAGTATCCTCTTCCGAGACATTCGTAAGAATTGTCTGAATATCAAGGTGATAGTCGTCAAAATCATCCAAGAGGTTAGCTGTGACTGTCCAATCCGGAGTAAAGAACGGAATAATCTGTTCCACGATTTGGTTGGCATCATCGGCTGTCTTGGTGATGATGTTCATTTCAAATTCAATGTTATAGGGCACAGGCTGATAAACGGATGTGACAACGGATTTGTTATCAACCGTTTTCTTTGTCAGGCGCTTAAGGGTAGTTGACAACTTACGCGAACCATCGTATGCTACGGACTTAACCTCAAAGGCAATACGCGGTAACTTAATCGCTGTTTCCTTTAGTAGGTTAGGGTCCGTCTCATTACGAGCCATGAACTTTTCTCGTGGTCCGTAGGACAAAGGCACAATCACAGACTGTAATATTGCGTCCCCCGCCTGATTAGGACGGGAAATCTGAATATCATTAAACAACGTTCCGAAAATAACGATATGTTTCTTGACAAGTGAGTGATAAAAATAATTGCCGAACATTAAGAACCTTTTCCTTTATAAGAAATCTCATAACCTTCCGATTCGGAACCTCTACCAGCCTTGAACCCGTGCTTCGTGTAGAAGGTCTTCAAATCTTTTGATTTCGTGATGTATTTCTTATCCTTGGCATAGGCCAGTGCTGTTCCCTCGACAGTAACCCCATGCTTATCAGCGAGACTTGTAATATGCTTTATCGTATGTGCGCCATGACCCTTGTTTGGCTCAAGGGTCTGAATATCCGAAAGATGAATATTGCCGTCAAACGGAGAAAGTTCAACCATCGTTCCCCCATGAATACGGGACCGGTCATTGAACGGATGAGGCTTGGTGGTCTTGTGCCATTCGTCCATAAACGAATCAAGCCCCGGAGACTTCTTTTGACCAAGACGAAGGGTGACTTCGGCTAGAAAGCCTTTAAAAGTTTTCATTAGTATTGACTTTCACCGAACGGATTAGAATCATTCCAATCCAAAACCTTATTAGCCTGATCTTGAATGATCTTGTTTTGTGAATCCCCATCGATAACATCAGGAGCAAAATCCGCAGGAACAAGGTCATTGCCTTGTTCGTCAGTAATAACATATCCATCCTCAGTCGTAACCTCTTGGTCTTCCATCTTGGTATCATTCTTATTGTATTTCAAGTCAATAACGTCAACTCCGGTAGCAAATACCTCGTTATTATACTCGAATACTTCACAAATGATTGTATACCATTGAAGCGAACCAATCTGATAGAAAACATACTCATGATCAACGAATTTAACAGAGAAACACTTTCCATTCAGGGGAAGGTAAATCAAATCCCCTTCGTTCGGCCGTATCTGTGCAGTGATGCTCCCTACCTCATCATTGAAGGATCGCATGGAGATGGCGAAAGTCATCTCGTCTCTGATTTCAAGTCCGAACTTGGACAGAAATTTGCCGTCGCCAGTAAATCCTTGCACGTCTACAATATAGGCTTCGATATCGATAGCTGTGTCAAAGGAAGCGACGGTAGCTTCACGCAACAGGGGGTCGCGCGTATCGACCGTGCGTGGGACGTAGTAGCAATCTATCCCATACTGCTTAATAGCCTCGACCGCTAAATCCTCAATAAGTTTTTGCTCACCAGAGGCCATAAAATTGTTAAAAAACAAGTTTGTTGCCATCTTATATTAGACCTTTTTTCTTAGCCCAATACTGAGCACGGGCTTCCGCCATTTTCTTCTTTGTTTCGGGTGACTTTGGCTGGCGTCCCTTGCCTTTACGATTAGCAGACATTTTTTGTCTCTCTTCGTCTGTGCGGGGGACATTTACATTCCAAGGCGTCTTGCCTCTATTGGCGTTGCCGACTTTAGCTTTTGATTCTTCTGACCAAACGCGCTCTTTATTTGAGTAAGCTCTTTTCATACGCGCAGCGTATTGTTCATCGGCCTGTCCAGAAAGCATCATGTAAGCAAGATTATCTTCCCAATGACCGTATTCATCATAAAGACACTTGTGTAGGAATGCGTGCATAGCAATATTGACCTTGACAAGGTTAGAAGCTTCGTTGCTTCCTCCCATGTGTCTCGGAACAATATGATGCTTATGCCAAATAATAGTCATCGTTATCCAATCAGCCACATAGGCATTTCGGTATAGCTGTCCATCATCTTTTCTTCCAACTCGGCAATCTCTTGCACGGCATCGTCATAAATCTTTTGACCATTGAATTGGACGTTGCCGGGCAGAGACATGCCGATAAACTTGGTAAGGTTTGAACCCCAATTGCGCTTAATGAGTGCAGTGCAATATTGCATCAACCATCTGTCACTCCATACAGAAGTATAGGTGTTGGGGTCCACAACCTGATAGGCTTCGACCAAAACATATTGGCCGACTTGGACCTTGTTCCAATCCATGTCGAGATAAAGAATATTTGTCTTGCGGTTATAGCGAAGAGGGACCTTGCCAGACAAGATTTGTTCCATGAACTGTAGATGTTCAATGGCCATGACAAACGGAGCTAGGTCAGAGGTTGATAGTCTATACCTCTCATAAAGAGCAAACTGGTATTGAATGGAAAACATATTAGAAACACCATAATAGGTGCCCACATCAAAAATATTTGCGGCTCCAATAATGTTTGCGGGAAGAGTAATTGATCTGGTTGCGACATTATTGGCCGTTATCTGTTGAGAGTAATAGATTTTTTGTGTGGCATCGTAATGGTAGTCATTATAGAAAGACAAAGCTTCATCAATACGATCATCAACCTGATCATCGTCTACGTTGATTTCGATAACAGGCTTGCCTAGCTTTCGCAGGCACCATTCCTTAAGTTCGGCTCGATTTGTAGGAAGCGACATGTTTTTCTCCTTTCAGGTATTTATTTCAACCCGAAAAGTTTCTTTGCACGGTTCGTATAGATGATGCGGTCAGAGAGCCCGTTAAGTCCTCCGTTGATATGCTTGGTCACGCCCCTGATATCGTCCGCGTCGGCCCATGTGTTGAGGTGACGGGTTTGCCAGAAGTGACCGGCTGATTCGGCAGCATATTCCGGGTGTGAGAGCAATTCTGGATTGTCAATCAAATTGATTTGGAGAAAATGACCAAGTTGGTCATAATTGAAACGGCCCGTGGTCTGAAACACGCCCCGGCCCTTGAACTTGACTCCATCGCCTTTCTTGGTGTTTCCCAAGTCTTTGCGGCCCTCATAAGCCTTGCCAGAGGCATATTCCTCTAGCGTGCGGAAGCCATCCGTCTCGGACGCGCCTTGGCCAAGGAAGTGAACCTTGCGAAGGTTTGTATCGATCCCGTATTCCTTGAAGACGGCCTCAAAGCACTGAGCCAATCCGGCCATGATTTTTACATTTCCGTTTGGTGAAATAGCCTTGAGTGAGTCGAAAGTAATAACGGTCATCGTTGTTCCTTAACAGGTTAGAATTTTTCTTTTTGCCGCTGCACTTACAGTTGCTTTCCATGATCCCTCAACGCCACAAATTGTTTGTGTGGTTCCCAATGTCCATGTTGCCGGAACATCGGCGCTTGAACCATATTGAGTTTTATAGTCAAAAGAATAGTTTTGAACTAAGTTGCTAAAATCTTTATCAATATTAGTCCATCCGGAAGTAGGGGATGCTCCGTCTCCTGAAAAGTTTGCTACCGCAATAACCAACGAGTTTGAACTTGGCAAAGTTCCAAAGCTTGTGGTAAGAGTAGTTCCTGCTTGAACATCATTAAAAGTTCCACTATCGTAGGAAATAGCTCCGGAAAACTCTGCGGCTTGAACGTATGAGTCATATGTATCAGAAGAGGGAAGCGTTAAAGTATATGTTAATGTAAATCCTGCCCCTGTTGTTGTGACAGGCGCAAACCAAATCTGTGCATAAAAGTTTCCGCCTCCGGGTGTAGAAGCGTTGTCAACAGCTTTTGTATATGAATTTCCATAATTATCTGTAATATTTTGAACAGTAGGTAATGTCTTATTGAGAATCCAAGGATTGGTCATAACAAAAATGTAATTACCAACAGTCGGGGGCGTTGAAAATGCCGTAGTAATACTCCATCCGGTTCCTGTTCCAGAAGCCGAGTTGCGAGTAGATTTTTGAACAAAAGCAGCCATTTAAAACCTCATTGTAATATGTAGTTCATTGACGGTTCCCTGAGTATTGGCAACGGAAACCCAAACATAGGAGTTAGCAGTAATAACAGGAGCCGTAACGGTCAAAGGAACGATATCAGAGAAGCCCGCAGGAGCCGGATATTTCCAATCCTTGGCATTCCAAATTGCGTGCTGGACACCGTTTGTATGAGGATCAAGAATAGCGTAAAATGGTCCTGTTAGACCGGATGCTACGCCGCCAGTGTTTGATGCCGGGTTTTGGCTTCCGATTGCCGCGTTATTCCAGTTTCCGCCATTCACGCGAGCCCAAAGCTTTGCAGCGCCAGCATCAAAAGCAATTGAAATAATACTTCCTGCCGTAGCGACAGTTCCGGTAAGAGCTTGGCTAACGCTGTTTTTATAGATGTTGTTATCGCAGGATGCGAGGATTGCGTTTACATCCCATCCGGTCAAAGACATGGAAGCCGTGCCAACACCTACCGCATCAGAACCCGTGCTTACTGATTTAGCACCAATAATAACCTCAAAATAAACCTTTGACGGAGAAGCAAAGCTTGGTCCCGCGCGAACGCTCTTGAAGTCGGCAGAACCCCTTGCTGTAACAAAGTTATTAGAAATTGTAATCGTGGTATCGCAATCGTTAGGATTGAGAGTAACGGTGGCCTGATAGGCGTTAGCGCCCGCCATAACATTAGGAAATGCTTTATAGCCTGCGGGAACAGTATTGGTCCAAGACGAAGGCGTAACAAGCAAGGTTCTTCTGGCAGTAGAAGGAAGGTTTGCATTCCATGCCAAATACATAGGAGTTCCGACCGGACCCAAGAAAGAAAAGTCAGCGCCACCAACACCCGTTACAGGGTCCGCAGAGGCAGAGTTATTCCAAATACCACCGTTTAATCTTTCCCATACCAACTGACGGTCCATATCTACGGCCATTTGAATACGGTCGCCCAAGGCTGTTGTCCAAATAGAAGTCGCGGGAGAGCCGGGAATCTGATAGATAAGGTTGTTCGCATAACGGGCCGAAATGCCGCCAGTTTCCCAACAAATAAAGCCCATCTGTGAGTTTGAAATGAAGCCGTTTGCTCTCTGATATCCTAACACAAGTCCGATACCTGTGCCGTCTGCGGTGCCAGAAACATCCTTGCGCAACTCGGCATAGTAGCGGCCTCTTGTGACCGGCTGAGAAACATAGACATGATTGTCGGTCGTGGCAGAGGCTTGCGTTACAGTATAGTTACCGTTACTGAAAGTCCAGTTTGAGCCGGGGCTTCGCAGAAGGTTGATGGTCGCATAGTTGCTATCACCCGGCCAAATCGCCATAGAGTTGCCGGTTGTGGTATTGGAAAGTGTCATGGAAATAAGGTTGGTATTTCCTGTAGCGCCCGTTCTGTCCGCACCCGTGTAAATGGTAAAGGAAACATTGCCTCCACCTTGGGTTACACACTTGACTTCCTTTAAGTCAATGTTGGCATTGGCCTGAAATATCACATAGTTATCGCCCGCTGCTACGTTGGCAATAGTAATGCTCTTGATGTTCGTAAGCGCACCCGTGTCCTGAGTAGGACGATATAATGAATATTTCGTAGGAGGAATAACATATTGCGACCATACAGCGACAGCAATAAAACCATCCGCACCCGACGTTTGAGTAGCAGCAACGGCGGCTGTTGATGAAACTATTTTATAATCGAAAGAATACCCCTGTAGGGTTCCGGCAGTATCCGACGAAATATTAGTGTAGCCCGGTGTAGATGGGCTAGTTGTAGTGGTATTAACACAAGAGATAACAACTACAAGAGAATTTGGATTTGCTAGCGTTGCCGTTGTGGCCGTCATAGCCCCCGACGCAACGGAAGCGGTTGCTTGCTTGTCAAATAGTCCTAGGCCAGACCACTCCGTTGCTTGAACGTAATGCGCAGTATTAATCGCAGAGTTTGTTGTAACTGTTGCCGTAATGGTAAACGTGCCGCTTGAGGCCGTAACAGTCGTTTCCCACAAGGTTGCGTGGAATAGCTGTCCCGCCGCCTGCCCGCCAGCATCCGTTACTTTCGTATAAGTATGGCCTTGGTTATCAGTAACGGCCAAAGTATATGTCGAAGTTCCCGCATTAACCTGAGACGGAACCGCAACAATAATCTTGTTACCGATAGCGGGCAAACCAGTAAAGGAAGTAACGGCAGCACCACTACCACCCGCCGCACCAAAGCTTCCGCGCGTGCTTGTTCTAACACGAGTAATAGTTGAAGGCAGTGCGAGAAGCGGGGCTCTGACTCGTAATGGCATTAGTCACCTATTTCCGGGGGTCTATACGTAAATGGATGACCACTTCTAAGCAACCATTGAAGGCCCCATCTCCATGCAAGATAACCTTCCACCACTTTCATTTGGTAGTCTGTATGGCGTCCAGCATAGCAAATAATCTCTCCAATACCGCCCGAGTATGGATCGTTGAGTGAATCGTTGAGAAGCTGAGATGCGCCAGCGCCGAATGCGACAGCCGCAGTGTTTGTAATAACTTTTCCGTTGACTGATATGAGATGGACGTTACCACCCGACACACCGGCTGATCTATAACCTACGATATTCCAGCCGTTATTGTTGATAGGGCCATTCATACCACTTCTGACCATAATAGTGCCTGAAATCTGAGCCATATAAAATTCGGCAGTGGTATTACCGATATAACCAATATATGGACCTAAACCACCCGGAGCGCATGAAAATATTGCTCTGTTGGCGTTACTTCCATCATCTTGTGTTACAGCATAAACCGTCCAATCTGTATTAGTCGTTCCTGTAAAATCAAGTTCTGACTGAGTTCCCGCTGTAGGCTTAATGATGGGCATACCATTCAAGCCAAAGTATTTAAGTGGTCCTGTGCCGGAAGAAACTTCGTTTCCGGTCAATCCACGCATCTTATCTTTCCATGCGGTAACACCACCGGCCCAAAACGTATAACTTCTTACGTCTGCCGCATCCCACCAATATGTAATAAGAGATGGACCCCAAGTGTTTGGAGTCCAAAGTCTTCTTTGGTTTGCTG